TGGTGAGCAGAACAGCACCTATGCATCAAGCTCAGCTTTTCTCGACGAATACTTCAACACCTCACTGCTGCCCTTCACCACGGCGATCGAGCAGAGCATCACGCGCGACCTGATCCCCAAGAAAAAGTGGGGCAAACTCTATGCCAAGCACGCCGCTGACATTATCCTGCGAGGCTCTCCGAAGGAACGGGCGCTCACTAATCAGGTGCTCATTAATAGCTGGCAAATGACACCCAACGAGGCTCGGTTCCTTGAGGACCGCGACTCAATTGAAGGTGGAGACTTCATCAGCGGCCCGGCGAACGGAGCCATCTACAACCCGGTCACTGGTGAATTTTTCATTCCGGGCCAGAAGCCACCAGATCCTGACGACCCCGATGACGCCAATGAAGAGGCCGACGTTCCCGACCCGAGTGAGGATGAACCCGATGAGGCCGGTGACAGCGATGGCAATACCGAGCCCCCCTTCAAGCACCCGGTTCCGCCGAAGCCGAAGAAGCAGCCGGTAAAGCAGGTCGTTATACCCGTACCGGCGAAAAAGACCAATGCACGCTTGAACGCGCTGGCTGGCAGCATGGCCGATCGTGTGCTGCGCAAAGAGGCCAAAGGCAAAATTGATGCAAAGTTTGTCGCCGAGGTGCTCAACATCTCGGCTGAACAGGCTGAGGAGTACATCACCAAGCGCAAGGACATGACAGAGGAACAAGCCCGTGCAGAGCTGGTCGCATTGGGCAGAGGAGACAGCGATGACTAACAAGTTTTTTAACGCCGCGAAGACCGGTGACGTGCTCACACTGAACATCTACGGTGCCATCGGCGCGGACATGTTTGGGGAGGGTATCACCGCACAGACAGTGAGCGACGCGCTCAAGGACCCCTGTAAGTCGATCACCGTCCGGCTCAATAGCCCGGGAGGCTCCGCGTTCGACGGCGTCGCCATCTACAACCTGCTCAAGACCAGCAACAAGTCGGTGACAGTGATCGTTGACGGAATGGCCGCCTCCGCAGCATCGATCATCGCCATGGCCGGGGACACCATCACCATGGCTACGGGCAGCGTGATGATGATCCACGAGGGCATGGCTATTGCCTGCGGCAACGCAGACAGCATGCGCAAGATGGCCGACACCTTGACCATAGTCACCAGCGGAATCGCGGACATTTACGTTGCCAAGACCGGCCTCCCCAAGGCCGACATCCTTGCCATGCAGCACGTCGAGACATGGATGGCCGCTGACGAGGCAGTTGCCAAGGGTTTCGCCACATCCGTGAGCAAAACGTCTGCCGTGAAGAACGAATTCAAACTTGACGTATTCAGCAACGTGCCGAGCGCATTGAAGGCCGAGGCTGTGACCGAGCCGGTGGTAGAACCCGTCGTGGTGAAGCCCGTGGTTGAAGAGCCGGTAGTCAACGCGGCCCCCGACCTTAGCATCTACACGCACCAGCTCGAATTGAACAAGCGGAAGTAACTGGAGCCACGATGTATCAGAAAATCCTAGCGGAGCGCACACAGCCGGTCATCACCCCCGAACAGCTTGCATCGTTCGGGCGTTTTGACGTCCCGCAGAAGTATGCCTACGGGTCCTCTCCGGCGGTGCTCACCGACGACTACCAGATGCTCCTGACTATGATCGAGGCCGCGACCGACGAGATTGAGTCCATGGCCGCCCAGGCTTGCCTGAGTGAGCAGCGCCTCGAAACGTACGACTTCTTCCCTGGGCAAGCCGACCCGCGCAACTACTTCCTGGGCCTGAACTACCAATTTCTCGCAACGCCCTGGTGGTGGGTGGGTTTCCCGGTCACCGACGGAATCGAGCTGGTGTACCGCCCCGTCATGGTCCCTTCTGGCTCGCCGCTCACTAACAACCTGGTGGTGACCTACAACGACACGACCGGTGCGAAGCAGACGTTTGACCCGTCCAACTACACCGTGTTCGCCGACAAGATCACACTTAATGTCGGCTGCACGTGGCCACTGACCGATCGTCGCCAAGACTGCGTGCAGATCAGTTACTACGCGGGCTACTCACTCACCGACCCCACCCAGGTGCCCGCCCGCCTCATCATGGCAATTCTCTACCTGGCGAACCACATGTATAACGTGCGCCAGATCATCACCGTCGAACCAACCAGTGAAGTTGGCATGACCCTGTGCCGGATGCTCCGCACCTTCCGCAGCATGAGAATCCCGAGGTAGCCCATGAAGCTCCCGAAGCAACCCTATGGGACTCGGTATCTCGGTTCCACGGATTACAACACGCGGATCACGGTAACTCAACCGAACAACGGCAACGCTGCGGACGGTACACCACTGCCCGAGGTCGCCGTAGCCAACCCTTGGGCCAATGTATCCATGTGGCGCGGTAAGCAGGAGGAAAAGCCCCAAACTTTGAATTCCATCTCCAGCTACAAGATCGTCATCCGATACCCGCAGACCTGGGCAGTGGACACCGGCATGAACATCCTCGCACGCGGCCAGCGTCACAACATCGAAAGCTTCTCCGACCCCGATGGCAACCGGCAGGAGCTTCACATCTGGACATTTGTGGAAAACGATACGGTGAACAAGTAATGGCTATCGAGCAAGGTCTCTTCCAACTCGTGACTCAAAATGCCGGTGTGCAGAGTGCTGTCGGCGTCGATGCCAACGGCATCGCCAAAGCCTTCTGGGTTCTTGCACCCCAAGGCGCGGCCCTACCGTTCCTCATTTTTTCCCGTGTCGGGACCACTGACTTCTATGACATGGCTGGAGCCACTGGCCTGCGCGAAGGGCTGTTTCAGGTCGTATGCTACTCGACCGGCTACTACAGCAGCCGCGCCGTGGCCAACACGATCCGCAAGTTTCTCCAGGACTATGTGGGCACTCTACCCGACACCGACGCAACCGTGGTCAACGCCGTCTTCATTGAGAAGGACTGGGACGATCGGTACGAGGAGGGTTCGAAGGGCTTCATTTACGGTGCCTACCTCCAGTTCCGCGTCTGGTTTTACGACTAATCAACCCCTAAGTAGCAAGTCACGTGAACACGGCAAGGCGAAGACCAGTAAGGCGAAGACAGCTATTTATTCGGATTGAAGACCCTCTGCGGTCCTCTCCAGCGCACCGTCCTGGTGCCAGCGACCTGTCCCCATACATGTGTTTGCCTGCTGTGTTCACGTCTCGCTAGAGGCGATCGGTGAGTGATGCGGTTCACATTGATGGGCTGGCTGAGCTGAGCAACATGCTCACTGAGTTAACGCCAAAAGCTGCTAAGAGATACCTCAGCCGCTGTGCTGAGCCCGCCGCGCAAGTGGTACTCGATGCAATGGCTGAGACGGTTCCGGTCGGCGTCGGAATTCTCGAAGAGGAATTGGGCTGGCAGAAGCATTGGGGCACAGACGGCGACGAGACCACGATGGAGATCGAGATCGGTCCGCTTAAACCGGCCTTCTGGGGCTCTTTGCAGGAGTTCGGGACCGCAACCGAGCCCGCACAGCATTGGTTTGGTCGCGCCTGGATGGGTTGCCGCGATGCATGTCTGAACGTCTTCGTGACAGAGTGCACTGGGTTGTTGATGGATTTGGAGAATAAAAAGTGAGTGACTTACCTAAGGTCTCGGGAATTCTTCCAGTTGGATATGGCGACACCTACTTTCGAGTAGCCGCTGATGCCTTCCTCGCCTCGACTTACGAAGGTGAGCTGGAACTCATCATCCTCGACAACAACGAGGAGCCGATCGAAAGCCAGATCCCGGATGACCCCCGCGTGAAGTATCACCACTGCGACCGCATGCCAGTGGGTGCGCTCCGCAACCTGGGAACCAGCTACGCCACCGGCGACATCTGCATCACGATCGACGAGGACGACTGGAGTCATCCCGAGCGAGTAGGTGAGCAGGTGGGACGTCTGATCGGAACCGGCAAACAGGTGACCGGCTTCCATTCCATCTACTACTACGACGTCACCAACGGGGGCACCTATAAATATTGGTTTGAGCCTAACCGGCCACACGTACCATACGCCTGCGGATCGAGCCAGTGCTACAAGCGGTCCTGGTGGGAGTACCACAAGTTTCCCGAAACCGGGATCGAAGATTATGCATTCCAGGGCGAGGCGCTCGCTGCCCACGAGCTGGACAGCATAGACGGTGCCGAGCTGCTGGTAGCCCGAGCACACGACAGCAGTGTATGCCACCCGACGCAGCTCGGCACCCACAGACAGTTTCCAGTAGTTCCGAAGGAAGAGTTACCCACCCAGTTCTACACAGCGATCGCTCCTAAGGCCGCTGTTAAACCGCAACCCAAGAAGAAAAACAGTAAGGCCGCAGGAGACCCACCATGTCCACTCCCACCACCGGCATAGGCGACAGCTTCGAGTTCGCCTCCGCCCTCTCGCCCACCACCTTCACCACCCTTGCGGGTGTTGACTCCTTCGCAATCTCCGGCGACAAGGTCGCCACCGAGAAGACCACCACCATGGCAACGGTCAATGGTGTGGACACCTTCATCGGCTCCACCCAGGACCCCGGCACGATCGACGTGAAGGCGTTCTTCCTTCCCGGCGACACGACTCAGGTCGCACTGGAAGGCATTCGCCTGGCCGGTGCCCCGGTAGCAATGAAAGGTCTATACGGCACGTCCAACAGCGTTGCCTTCTCGGGCATCGTTGAGTCGATGACACCGAGCTTCCCGCTCGAAAAGCCCGCGCGTCTTGACATCAAGATCAAGATTTCCGGCCCCAAGGTGTACGTCTAAGCCACCCCGGACATGGTGGGGGCGCGAGCCCCCACCTGCATGCCCCGAACTCGTCTCAAGGAGACCGTCATGGTCATTGAAGTCGTTGTCG